AGCGTGGACTTACGAACCTTGTTGGTCGTACCGGCGCTTACGTCTACAATGGCCAGTACGTCGTCGTCGGCGAGATTGGCTTCGGTGAGTTCGGTAAGTTCGGTGATCTTTTTGTTGGTCGCCACTTATGCCTCCAACCAATCTATGAACAAGTCTGCTGTTCCAGCGGTAGCTATGCAAGCGATTTTTTCGCCGTCTCCGGCACCGGGAGACGAGTCGGGTCGAACTAGAAAATGTTCGGCGTCTCCGTTATGAATGAAAGAAGAAGACCCGTCGGTGGTGGCCACGGGGTTATTTCCTACCAGTACAAAATTGAGCGGAGAGCCGCTAGTTCCGTGAGAGCGTATCTGAGCAATAGAGGCACCAAACGGACAGGTTCCAGACTGAGCGCTGGTAGCTGAGATGCTCACCTTCTCGCTTTTAACAACTCTGTGCGCAAAAGGGTGCTGCCGCGACATTTAACCCTCCAGCCAAGTGATATTCACCGTAGCCGTGCCAATGCTCGCCACCTTTTCGCCGTCGGTGCCGCCTACGGTGCTGGCGGGAATTACGACAAAATAGCTGGGAACGGTGGCCTCGATAAGCGTACCAGCGGCAGTTGCCGTAGGATTCTTGCCGATCACGATGTTGACATTGGCAGAAGTGGCGATTCGAACAATGCGAGCGCCAAACGGAGCAGAGCCGCTCTGAGCAGAGGTGCCGCTGCTGGAGATGTTTTCGCTGCTGATGATGCGCGAAGCGTAGTTGTTCTGATAAGCCATGTTTAAGCCTTTACGTTTCTGTCTGAGTTCATTTCAAAACCAAGCTCGATGCCTTTGAGCTTAAGCTCTTCGCGCTTGACCGCCATTTCATGTTCCATCTCGACTCGCTTAAGCTCTAGCTCTGCTGCTTCAAGCTCCAGCTTCTTCGCCTTGACCTGAGCATCCATCTGCGAAGCCTGAGCCTCCATCAGCAACGCCTGTGCCTGTGCCTGCATCGCCTGTTCCTGAGCGCTGGGCGGAGGCGGCTCAGGCGACGGCTGAGTGATAAAGCGGTCCACGCTCTTGATACCCAGTTCGTCGCCGATCTCGCGCATCAGGTTGTAGATGTTGTCGGGCGAGATAATCCCTCGCGTCTGCTGCCCCACCTTTTCCACCAACGCGGCGTAATCCGACAGATTCTTGGCTCGCTGCGTCTCGTCGCCGTAGCCCAGACCCACTTCAATGTCCAAGTCCAGGTCTTCGCGCCAGCTGGAAGGATCGACTGCGACATAGGTGTTGTTGATACGCACCATGCGCTTGCGGTCTTCGTAGCGCTGAATCAAGTGATAGATCGAGCGGAACATGTCCTTCACGCCGGTCTCGGCAAAGATGCGGGCAATGAGTTCCAAGCGACCCTGCGCGTTGGTCAAGGCGCTGGTGATAGCTCCGGTGGTCACGTGCGTTTTCAGCACGTCGGCGGACAAACCCTGTGTCTGAGGATTGACACCGGTGCGACCGCTCTTGATACCTTCCCAGTACTCCAGCATCTGAAAGCTGTAAGGCTGTAGCGCCGGAGTCTGAATCGGCTGTAGCGCGTTGGGGCTACGGGTACGGACAATACCGCCCGGTCGATTGGTCAGCAGGTCGTCGATATTGACCTGTCCTTCCACCACCTGAAAACGACCGTTGTTGGCCAAGTACATGTTGTCCAGCAGATTGCGCGTCAGCGTGGAGCGAATAAGCTGAATGTCCTGCACCGTCTCGGCCACGCTCAGGCCAAAGAACTTGTGCGGAATCGGAATCGGGCAAATGGCGCTGAACGGCACGGTGTCTACCGGCTCAACGTCTAGCACGATGTTGCCAGCGTGCGTAACCTTGTGCAGCACGCTCACGTCTTCGCCTTCGATGTCCAGCTTAAGATAAGACTCAAAGACCTCGATAAGGTCTTCGGAAGTCACAGCCGCCTGATTAGGGTAGACGTTGGTCGAGTCGTAGCTGTGACGAGCCATGTACTCTTGGCTGGTGGTGATGTCGTCGGCTCCGCTGGAGAAAGCCGGAAGCTGCTCGACGTCCTCGGCGTCAAAGCCCATGGCAAGCAGGTCAGAGCGCGACTTGTGCGAGCGGTGGCAGACGAAGCGAGCGTCCTTGATCGTCTTAGCGCCGCGATTGATCAGAAACTCTTCCGGCGGTACGTTCTCTACCGAAACCTTGCCCTCGTAGCAGCGGCGGACATAGGTGGCGTCGTGAATAGTCTCCGGCACCTGAACGACTTCGCCGCTCATCGGGTCTATGGTTTGTGTAAAACTAACGGTCTCGGTATGCGCCGTGATCTCCAGATCAGGGTCCTGTTCGAGCAGAGCGTACTCGGCGTCGGTCAGATTCTCGTAGTTTTCGGTGGAGACTACTTCCTTCTCTTCCCAATAGTGCTTGACCACGCCGACCTTCTGCATCAGCGCGTCGAGGAAGTAGTTGTACAGGACCATGAACCCGTCGTTCTGTTTGTAGAACACGTGGTTCACATACTTGGTCGCCTGTTCCGCAGCCTGCTCGTCTTCCGGACCAACGGGCGAGAAGCGGACGGTGTTGTTGCCAGCGGTGAAGATTCGCATCAGGCTAGGCATCATCCACATCAACGTGTCCTGCACGTCGGTGATCACCACCTGCGAACGACCGTCTTCCTCGTTGCCAAAAGGCTCGCCGTAGAAGTACTGCATCGACTTTTCGCGCTGAGTGCTGATCTCAGAGTCGAGAAAAGACGAACTGCCATTGATCTCGGTGCCGAGTACGGAGAGAAGTTCGTTATCGTCCATATCAATGGCCATTTTAGCGCTTCTTCTTTGCTTCGGAGAGGGCAATGGCGATAGCCTGTTTACGGCTATTCACCGTTGGTCCGCGTTTTGAACCGCTGTGCAGCTTGCCAGCGGCATACTCGCGCATGACTTTTGATACCTTTTTCTGACTCTTTGTCTTTTTCATCAGTAGAGTCCTTCTCTTCCGCTGCGGAGCAAGCGAAGACGAGACTGTATAGCCTTCTCGTCCATACCTTCTTCTCGCTTAGTACGCGCCCACGCCTCCAACTGCTTTTCAAGGTCGGCGTTGCGTTTGTCGCGCTTTTGTTCGAGCTTGAGAAAGTAAGAGGCTAGCTTGTCGTCCTGCGGCATCACACGATTCCTGCGCTAGAGTACTTGATCGGAGCTTCGAAAGTGTATTTGCGATAAGAGGTTCGGTTTTTGACTCGCTCGCCAAAGCGCTCTACCGACAGCACGGCATAGCGCATGGCCGAAATCAGATCGTCCTTAAGCGCCACTACTTTACCATTTTTGCGATGGTAGAGACGCATTTCTTCCAAAGTTTCTGCACACGATTTGAAAATCTGGAGACGGCCTGTTTCAAATCGCTGTAGCATTTCGCTAAGGCCAGCTTCAACTGAGTTATTACCACTTATGGCTCCTTCGGCGGGAGGATTGGTAAAATGCTGCGCCAGCATATAGACTCCTAGGTCTCGGTACTGCTGCGCCAGCTGCACTCCGCTCCCCTTGTCGTGCTGCAAACCGTCGTGCGGAAACGCTACGGGTATGCTGGGAGTGCGGCTGTTCAGTACCGCAGCATGGGTCAAAGGTGTCTCTTTGCTGCGGCGGTATTCGTCGTAGACGTAGATCACGTCGTTGTCCGGGTCTAGAGCGACCCAGCTGATGGCTGTGGGGTGGTCGTAGCCGAAGTCGATGGCTGCTAGGCAAAGATAGTGTTCGGGTAGCTCGAAGTCGTCGCAGACCACGTCTTCTTCAGCCACCGGAAACACCAAGCCGGAGCCGAAGACCGGTATGCCTTTGGAGCGCATGTCGCGTTCCGCCGGAGAGTAGACAGCCAGTAGCTGTTCTTTGGTAGCCTCGTCTAGGTGTTCTACATCGTCCCAAGTGGCTGTGGTCAGGCTCTGGCCCGGCTTGAGGTCGTTCATAAACGCCGAGACCACGCTGGTCATGCCTCGCTCGGGCGTGAAGGTCATGTAGACGATGCCGTTGGTGTCGGCGGTGCGCGTGATGCACTGCGAGAAAATTTCCTGCCTAGGCTCTTCGTCTAGCCAGACCACGTCAATCGCCTCGCCCATGAACTTTTCAAAGCCCTGTTCGTAGGCCTTGAAGCTGATGATCGAGTTGCCTCCGCTCTTGTGCCGCACCAGTGCCGAGGAGAACGCGTTAGGCACTCCGGGTTTGCGCACGGTGTCTACGATGCAATCGAGCGGTATTGCGCCGTGTCCTCGCCGCGTCGGGTCCTGCGGATTGCCAAACAGTTCCTTCTGAATGATGTCGCGCGTGGTGTCGTTAGACTCGCCCGCCACCCATACTCGGACCGGGTGGGTAAATTTGTGCCCCTCCCACCACTCCGGATACTGCCCGGTCATGTGATAGGCGGTTTCGGCAGCGCCGCAAAACGTCTTGCCGACGCGGTTAGCCGCCATCAGAATGCGCTGGCGACAATCTGCGCCGTCGGCGTGGAACTTGCGCTGGTACTTGTAAGGGTCGTAGCGCAGCAGGCGCGTGGTGTCGTGCCTGCGCTGCTTTTCCTTGAGAAGCTCTAGTACCTTGCTTTTGTCCAAGCTCTAGCTCTTTTGCTTCTTGCGCGGCTGAAAGTTGACGACATTGGCCAACTGAGCGATCTGCTCGTCTAGCTCGCTGTCGCTCAGCTGCGTAACGTCCTTGAAGACCGTTTCGGTGCGATTGACCGCGTCGTAACCGGCGCGAGACAACACGTCTCTGGCAGCGTTCAGCTTGACGTTCTCAGACTCAGCGTGCCGCATCAGGTCTTGCAGCACCGACAGCGCCAGAGCAGCTGTCTCGTTGACGCGCTCCTTGATACAGTGCTCGATATGGAGCCAGAGATGGCGCTGGAGCCTGCGCGCGCGGTTGCGAGACACGCTCTGAGACTTGCCGGTGTAGCCCGCTTGGGCAAAAGCGCCGTAGCAGTCCAGCTTGTCCTGCACCATGGCCTCGATGAACGCTCGCTCCTTGTCGGTCAATTCTGCCTCTAAGGGCTTGGGATTGACGTAGTCGGCGTAAGCGCCGCGTTTGGCCAGTCGTTTCTTCAGAGTAACTTCGGGATCGGGCAATGTTGCCTCCTTAGTTTATCCATAGTATAGCCAAGAATGAGCTTTTTGTCAATAGTGTTTGTCAATAGTGTTTCTAAGAGTTGCAAAATGCCCCCCGGAATGGAGACACAGGACATGATAATGATCATCGCTCGCGGGGGGGTTGCGACATTTTTGCAACAGTGACATTCCTGCCACACTGTTGCAGCGCGACCACACCATTGCACTTGTGCAACAATGTTGCAAAGATGTCACGTGTCCTGGCGGCAACAGTGTTACAAGATTGCAACAGTGACATCGTTGCAACACTGTTGCACATCTGCAACAGAGACACAATTGGTCAATAGTGCTGACCTAATTGCAACGTTGCCCAGGCGTTTGGCATACTGATTGGTCAGTATTGGGCAATGTTGGTCAACAATGCTGACACGTTAACCGATGTTGCCCTATCGTGCGTCGTGTAAAAAAATTTGCAAGGGTGTGCGAGAGTGTGTAAAGGATGTAAATTTTACACTAGTGTAAACAAATTGCTTGCGTTTGCAATTGTAACGATGCCGGAACAATTGCACAATCGAAACCTTTTAGACCTCAAATGTTCAAGCTTGTGAACCTATGCAAAAACGTAATAGGCGTTTAAACGGCCTAGGATGGCCCTAGCAGGCGAAAGAGCGATTTAGGCTACTAGGGTAGCGGGCGGGTGCGAGAAGACCATTCTAGCGCGATCCAGGGCCATGCAATGGGCGCATAGCTCAGGCGGAAGACCAGTCAAAATAGCATAACTACGTTGCCCAC